GTCTTTGTAGACTTCTTTCTAAGTGGTAATCAAACCATCTTGCTAACCATTGTCTTAATTTACCCATTATGCTTCCTCGTTTGGATTCCACATAACTAAGTTTTTAGTTCTGAGTCTGTTAGCGACAATACGATATCTGTTTCTTTCTTCTGTCCATTCTTTTAACCATTTATGTCCATCTCTCTCTGCATCAACAAAGATTGCATTGGTAAATGCTAATGGTAATAGTATTGCAATATGTATGATGATACTAATTAGAGTATTGTAATTAAAGAACCCTAAGTAGTTTGCAGCCAGAAACCCAAAGAATACACTCCATACAGTAAACAAAACTAACATAAAGTAAGTCTGTAAACTTGGGTCGGGTATATATTTTAATGGATTATATTTCACATCCATTACTCTTCTCCAAGCATTCACAAGTGCAAATGCAAATCGTCTGAATCTAGTTGGTTTTTTCATTATTGGTTCTACTTTCATTTCAGTCTCCTATTCTATGTGATTTCTCACAAACTCTTTTATTACATGCATACCATATGTTGCCCATGTAATTACTATTAAACTCCATACTAATAATTCAATCACTTAAACTTGCACTCGGACATAATCTCGGTGAGACATGCGGTGAAGTTAATTTCTGAATCCATAGCGAATGCAGCCTTGTATTGATAATCAGCGATGAACAAAACAGCTGCAGGTATAGAACTTGGTTCTAATCTTTGTTCGAGTGCATCAAATATCTTACGATATAAACCATTGAAATCATTATCAGAATTTTGAGCGACCCATTTTCTCATGGCGCCCCAGTTTTTACCTGCAATCATATCAATCAATGGTGTCAGTTTTTCTTCTGATAATGTCGCTAATAGACCACTATCGATTACACCACTTGCACCATATCGTTGAACTTCGTTGATACATCGTCTGAAATCTGGAAAGAACTTTAGTATAAGTTCTACTAATACCTTCTCATCATACTTAATACCCTCATTGTCACATATAGATTTTAGTCTATCTAGACCACCCATTGCGAGTGCTTGTTTTTCGTTCTTGGGTATTGAGAAATCAATTACAGTACATCTACTATGTAGAGGTGCAATGATTCTATTCTTGTAGTTACATGTAAAGATAAACCTACAGTTACTTGAGAACTCTTCTATGAAGTTTCTCAATGCAGGTTGTACTGAGTCAGCAGATATATAATCTGCCTCATCAAGTATGACCACTTTCGGGCCACCTTGAAGAGATACAGTAGATGCGAAGTTTTTAATCTTTGTTCGCAAAGTGTCGATAAGACGGCCCTCGTCACTGCCATTAATGACAATGAAATCAGCTCCTAACTCATTACAGAGTGCCTTAGCGACCGTTGTTTTGCCTGTACCTTGTGAACCACAAAGCATTAGATTTGGTATCTCGTTATTAGAAACAAACTCTCGGAATGTTTTCTTAACGCCTTTGGGTAGTATAGTATCGGCAATGATAGTAGGACGATACTTTTCTACATATAAAAATTCATTTGTATTCATAATTAAGAAGAACAAACCCCTCCGAATGTTCGTGTATTAGACCATTGATGATGAGATTCTAATACTCCCATGAAAGTAGCGGAGACTGGCGCTGTTTCACACATAAGTATTTATGCTAAGCGCTGTAAGAACTATCTGGTTCTAAAGCAATAAAGTATTCTAAAGCCAAATCTTTATTATTGAAATGAGATATGCCTTTTGAGGATACTGCAACTGAGTAGTTGCCATCTAAAACTTTCAAGTTCTCAATCTTGAAATTCATGGTGAATGTGTCACCATTGCCTTCGCCAACAGTTCTACTGAATGTGTTCGAAGTTGTATTCTTCTTATCAGTTACTTGCATCTGAATTTTAGTCCCATCAGATGTAAGTATCAAATCATTAACACCCAATACTGAAGCTGCCTTTTGCAATTCAGTTAGAAGTGTAGAAGATAATTCTATATTAATCTCTGCATCTGGCATAGTAATCATCTTCTCTGGTGAAGTGACCATACCCTCTGAGGCATAGAAGTAAGTTAGAGATGTATCAGCATCAGCAATACTCAATGACGAATCATTGAAATTGAATTCTGGATTCTCTAATAGACTAGTTGCACCTAGAAATTCTACAAGATTGTAGATACTAAATGACTTGTCGAATGTTTCTGGTATCGTAGCGACAGCCAGAATATTCTTCATGTTAGATATCGTCTTAAGTTGATTACCTGAATCAACTTTGATACCTGAATTAATTGTAGCGAAGTTTTTTAGTATCGCCTTTGTTTCACTTGAAATTTTCATTTCTTAGTCTCCATTTTTATCGTGATTATTTAAAGCAAGAAACCCATAATGAATTACTTTCAAAAGGTCGGCACGATTTTTCCCACCCTTTTTGCCATATCGTTGGGCATACTTTAAAATATTCCCAATACAAAAACCTTCACCGTGTCCTGCATCCATAATGAATTCAGTTGCCTGATACTTGTTCAGACTGTAGTGTTGGTCATAAGTTGAATCTACATATTGAGAGAACTCTTTTAGAAGTTCTCCCTCATTGTATTTGTAGTCAATGCCTCGTTGGACTTTGTTGTTTGACTTAGTAAATAAACCCATATTAGTATTATACTCTTAAGAGTCTGTTTCGTCAACAGGGTTTTCTAAATGCACACCATCATCGACTTTGGTGTAAAGGTCGAGAACAGCATTTCTAGTTTCTTCGTCAAATCTAGATATGCACATTGTAATCGCCTTTAGTTTGTCACCAAACATCTTGTAAGCACTAACAATGTGAACTAACCTTCTGGTCGTAATCACATCATCAATGGCGCCTTCGTAATAAGTCTTTCTGATTATGTCAGCCCAATCAACTAGTTTCTTAACGAAGTCATCGTCAACATCGCCAGTCAAAGCCATTTCTTGTTTTAGAATATTTCTCTCAGTAGTTACTGGTGGATATTCTTGTTGCATTGTGATAGCGAATCTTTCAAGCATCGCCTCATTCATGATTTGAGTACCAATGAACTTGCCATCTTCAGACCCTTGGCCCTTAGTGTTGGCAGTTGCGACAACAGTGAAACCAGGAGTCGGTGTAACCCACTCACCAGTTTTCTTGATTAAGTAACCTTTGCCCTCAAGAACTGATTGTAAACACATCATTTTGTTAGACCCTAAGTCAACTTCGTCAAGAAGTAAGACAGCGCCTTTTCTCATTGCCTTGATAACTGGACCTTCTCTGAAGATGATGTTACCATTCTGCAAAGTGTGACCACCCATTAGGTCGTCTTCGTCTGTCTCAATAGTGATATTGACTCTGAAGAGTTCTCTCTTCAACTGAGCACAAGTTTGTTCAATCATTAATGTTTTACCATTACCTGAAAGACCTGTCACAAAGAAAGGAAAGAATATCTTAGATTTAAGAATGTTCTTAACATCTTTAGCATGACCAAAAGGCACATAGTTTGGCATCTTCTCAGGAATGATTTTGACATCACTCATGATATTCACACTCTCAGATTGAGCGGCAACAGGCATCTGTTGAACCCTCTTGGTCTGAGGAACTGCAAGAGGTTCTGGTTTATTAGAAACTGCAATAGTCGTGCCGTTATTATCGACAGCAAGAATAGGTTGAAGATTAAAGACTGAACCATCTTTAAAGTTATACCTGTTTGACTTCAGCCAATATGGAAAATGTCCTAACGAATTGAATTGCTCTTTCGTGAATTGCAATTGATTCGGATATTTTTCCTTTAATGCCTGAATAAATTCTTTCCTGTCAGGTGTCAGGTGGAAATTTGCATTCCCTATATTAATCGACTCTGTTGGGTCGTATGTCCACTTACTCATAATTTGTCTCCGTTAAAGTAGTTTTATTTCTCATCAGTTATTATCCTATCAAAAAGTGAGGGTCATTGTCAACCCTATTCAATTTCTTTTAGTAATCTTTCCATGTCAATTGCAATAGAAGTCTTCTGACCTTTTCTCATTGTGGTGTATGAATCATTGTTGACCCAAAACCTAAATGCCTTACATTCAACCTCTTCTTCGCCACAAGCCCTTTGCCTAGGGCAATCAAACTCTACACAAGGTCCTTTACCGACCTGTTGTATGGCGTCTTGAAATTTATCAATATTAATAGTACCTATCATTTCCATTATGCAATCTCCTTTATAAATTCGTTAGTTAGAAATCTTGATGTTGACTTGCCTTTCTGATTTCTTTTGAAAGCGGCAGTCACTCTGTTTTTGTTTGCACCAATGAACTCTTCGCCAAGTTCGTCATCGCCTGTCGTAGCAAGATTAGATGCAGTGGTCAAGAACAATTTGTTGTAACCCTTGGTGTCAACTACTACACCTGATTTTCTCATATCTTTCCACAACCCATCAACTTCTGCCCAAAAGTTTGGTATGATGTATTCACCCATTGACTGGAAGTCTCTCTTCTTGGTGAAAACAAAGTATCCTGTCACGGTGACATTGCAAGTATCTGATAACCACTCTAATATGTTCTGAGTTTTCTCGAAGTCGTTTCTGCCATAACCAGAATTAGTTGTGTAAAGAAAGTTCTTGTTGATGTATGGGTCGATGAAACTTCTCTCTCTCTTGGCAGAATACCAGTAGTCATCGCCTGCCTGAGCCTTGTAGTCAGTAGACTCTGCTTCTGATTCGTCAAAGAAGTCACTTCTGAAACTGAACCCATCGGTGATGATTGTTAGAATTGATTTCTCAATACCATACTGTCTGTTGAACTCTGGTAAGAATTTTCTCATAGCAACTAAACAATGGTCAAGAGGTGTACCACCCAATCTGTAATTCTCAGGACAACAATGTCTTGAGAATCTTGAATCTCTCCAGTATGAAGTTGCAGGATCCCATTGTTGAATTGAACTGAATATCGCATTGTATTCTTCAGCAAGTTTCTCGGCCTTTGTTGAACCACCCCATGAGTGCTGAAGCTCATCATGCATTTTGCCAACTAGTATACAAGATAAGTAATCTAGAATCTCTGAGTATTTTCTGTTAGACATTTCGTTAGTCATAATCTCGACAAGTTTTGCAGTGCCACTTGAGTAGTCATATCTGTCTTGTCTTTGAATAGAATCTGAGAAGAGATACACTCTGTAAGGAATGTTTACTTTTCTACAGAACTCTGAAAGTATAATTGATTGTTCTAACATGTCGGCACACTCATTATGAATAGAACCAGACCAGTCAAGTAAAACATTGACACCATGATTCTTGCCATCTGGAATGTATGTGACTCTTTTGAAAATGTCATCAACAATCTGATACTTAGCAAGTCTATTCATATCAAGGTCACCACTAGTGCCTGTATATGCCTTAGCACTTCTATGTGCATTTTGTCTTAACTCAAACTCTTTTGCCATGTGGGCAACAATCTTTTTGTTTTTGTTTTGAAGATGTTTTCTGTAATGTTTGCCAAGAATAATAGTGTGACTTCTTTCAGTAAGTGCCTCATCTTTATGTTCTTGATTGTAGTAGTCATCTTCTGCAATTTGTCTGTCCCAATCAGCAGCGACTAACCATTCTTGCCAATCANTGGCAACTTGTTTGTGAGTGTAAATCATAGAGTCTATATCAGCATTCTTGAATTTAGTTCTCAAGTCAACATTAGTTTTTATGTTTGCATTTTCGTCAACAAAGTCATCTTCGTTGTTATGTGCAAAGTGTTCGGTGATTGACTCTCTAGCACCATCTAATTCGTCATAGGCGCCTTCGAACTTGCCACCCTTAGAACCAACTTCTTTAATCTGGTTATCAGTCTCTTCGCCTTTCTCGTCTACTTCAGAGTCAGCCTTTGATACTTCGTCTTCTTCTTCAGACTCTTCTTCTGATTCGTCATAGTTACCAGGCATCTGATTTGATTCTGCATCTTCGTCTTCTTCTTCAGACTCTTCAATATCAGGCATTTGCATAGTAGAAATTTGTTCGTCTTCTTTAGTTCTGTCTTCGTTTTCTTTAGAGTACTCATAGATTGAATTAGCACAAGCGACAACTTCTTCCCAAGTCTTACATGCCTCTGCCATATCTAAGAATGTTTGTTCTTCAGAATTAAGTTTGATGTTGACTCTAGAACCACACTTAGTAATCAAATTGATTTTGTCAATCAATGCAAGTTCTTGTAAGTCTCTACCCTCGATGCCGAAGAAGTTCTTTTCCATAAGTTCATTGTATGCCTTAAAGAAAGAAGTTCTCAACCCTTGATACTTCTGTTTGATTGCCTTCTCGATTCTTACATCTTCGACAACATTAAGATAACCCTTAAGAGTTCTATTCTCAACTAATGTAGAATGAAGTCCCTCGTAAGGAGTATTCAGTGCATGGCCAACTTCATGCCCCATGAACAAGTCATATAGTTCTGGAGAAATGTCATCTTTGAAAGTAGGACAAGCGAGTATCCTATTCTTAACATCAAAGTATGCAGTTGGTATTTTTTTATGTACAATCGTAAGATTTTCTGTTGCCATTAATCTTGCGAGTGAGTCTTTTTGGTTTTTAAGTTTTTCTGTCATGTTTATATCCTATCAAAAAGTGAAGGTCATTGTCAACCTTTAGGCCCCAAGTCCAAATCTTTCCCAAAACTCATCAGTTTCTTTTTCTCTAATTTCTGAAGAAACTCTTACTTGTTTCGGACTAATAAGACTTGCTTCACAAAAATCTAATAACATATCACCAAAAGGAATTTGGTCATTGGACTTCCAACGAACTACGCCCTCTACGATTATAAAATCATTTTTGTATTTTTCGACTGCATCTCTAGTCGTACTGAATGTACCTGTGATTCCCCACCTAGAATAGTGTCTTCCTGCAACCTCTACTCGGTCATTAAATTTTGGCATTATATTATCTCCTTTTTCATTATAGGATAATGGTAACAAAAAGTGAGGGTCGCTGTCAACCCCTAGATAAATTAAGGTTGTTGTCGGATGTTGTCTTCGTTGAGATTTAAGTCTCTTACTGGATATATGGGCATGACTCTGGACGAATCAGTTGTGAACCATAATGAGATTGTGTGTCGTGAGTTTCTTCTCACTTTTTCTACACCATGAGGTATGTAGATTCCTTGAAATAGTAGACCTGAACCCATCTCTGGTTCATATGTCTCTCCATCTGGCACATAAGTTCTGCCACCTCTGAAGTCATCGTTTAGATATAGAATACAAGTCCACTCTCTGGAAGGATGAGTTTCTTGGGTACCGGCTTCGAATTGTTGATTAGAATAGGTGTCTAGGTGTGGGTCTTGAATACCACCAATTGGCCATTCATTGATTGCCACCATTTCTGGAAATACTATCTGGTCAGATGTTTTTCTTATTTCACCAATTAAATCCACCATGACTTCAAAGACCCATTGTCTAATGTCAGGATTGTGAATGTGCATAAGTCTGATACCAAAGTAATCAGACCCATCTCCTACAGCTTGTAAGTGTCTATGACTCTTGTGAAACTCTATTATCTGTTGACACCTCTCCGGCATCATTAGATATTTCAGCATCCTTGGAGGACTGCAATTCTTGGAAGTATTTTGCAAGTGCGATTCTTCTTTCATATTCTAGTCTTTTCTTTTTTTCTTTTACTCGAGCCTTTTGAGCTCTCTCAAGTTTTAATCTTGATGCCCTTTGTAAAAATAAGATTCCATTCAAGTGGTCAATTTCATGTTGAACACATCTTGCACCAATGCCTTCTAGCACTGCACTCTTCTCTTCACCGGTTTCATCTTGATATGTGAATTCTATCGTTTTAGACCTTTTAATCATTAAGAATAGGTCTGGGAACGATAAACACCCCTCTTTCATTAAGTCTGTATCTTGTGACACTCGTGTCAACTTAGGATTATAGTATGCGATGACTTTTGATTCTTTATCGCCCTCATGCATTGTTCTCATGACAAACATTCTGTAAGGTAATCCAACTTGATTACATGAGAGTCCTAAACCCCCAAATTTGTCCATTGCCTCTGCCATGTTCTTGGCAATTTCAATTGGGTCTTCTGGTGGATTTTCAAAGTCAAACTCCGGAGGTGGAGTTCTTAATACATTTGATGCTTCTTCTATTAATTGATACATAGTTTTATTTATGAAATTGCGATACGGCTGAAATTCTTGTGTTTCTCAAATCGAACCACTTCTTCAAACTTATCATATAGTTGGTCTCCTTTATGGGAGATAATAAATGCATTTGTCTTCTCATTCAGTGAGTTCAGTAACTTCAAGAAGTCATCTGTACCTTGTGAATCTAAAGAGGAGTCAAATACCTCGTCAAGTATAAGTATGTTTGTATTGACTGAGTTCTTGATTCTTGCGACTGCTCTCCATGTGAACAACAATGCAAGGTCAATTCTCATCTTTTCTCCTTGTGAGAAATTATCATACTTAAATACATCTCTAAATCTGGATTTGATTGTCTCTTCGAATGATTCATTCAATTCAAACCCAACATAGAATTCTAAATTTGCAAGATACTTGTTAATCATCTTGTTCATTACAGGAACATATTGTTTAATTATTCTTTGTCTTACACCTTGGTCTCTGAGTAAAGTTGTTGCAAGGTCAAAGTAATGTTGTCTATCTGTAAGACTTTCTTTCTTAGAATGTAATTTATCTAGGTCATCTTCAGCATTACTGAGTTTATCATTTACACCAGTCTCAGAATTAACTTCACTCTTTAAGTCACTGATTTCCTGATTCAATTTCTCTATGTACTTTTGATTAGATAAAATCTCTGTTTGATGTAAACCTATTTGTCTTTGGACTTCTTCGATGTCTCCGAGGACATCGTTGATTTCTGCCATTCTATTTCTTGATGCATCGATTGTTTCGTTAATCGAAAGCACCGCCGCCTTGAGCTCGCTGACCTTATCTGATTTATCTTTAATGTGTTTCTTCTTATGCTGTTCATCTAATCCCTGTTTGCAAGTTGGACAATCATCATTGTTTTTGTAGAATTCTATTTCTTTAAGTGCCTTTCTTTGTGACTCTTCTAGTTTACTTTCTAAGTCTAAGGCCCGCTTTAATCTGTCACCTTGTGGGTCTCTGTCTGAGATAGAATGTCTCTTCTCTTTCACCACCTCAGTATTTAGTTTAATGACACCCATTACGGAGTCTATGTTACTCTGAGTTTCTCTTATTGTATTTTCATACTTCTCTACTTTCTTATCACGAGACTTTGAAAGTAGATTTACTTGTTCATTGAGACCACTTATTCTTTCTTCTAATAGTTCAATGTTGTGTTTGGTTTCTCTGACATCTATATTGTGTTGTGTAACTCTCTTCTTAAGAATGTCTTGCATGGTTGAGAATATAGATATGTCGAGTAGGTCTTCTACTAGTCTTCTTCTCTCTACTGACTTTAACTGCATGAAAGGAGTAAAGTTAGCCGAACCCAATACTGCAACTTGAGTGAATGAACGAAAGGACATCTTTAGAATGTTCTTCTCTAAGTGTTCTTGATAATCTCTGACTGTTGCATCTTGATTGAGCATTGTACCATTGACATATAACTCAAACTTATTTGGTTTTGCACCACGAATAACTTTGTATGATTTTCTACCAACTGTAAATTCTATCTCAACTACTAGGTCTTTCTGATTGATAGAGTTTACCAATAAGTCTTTTTTAAGATTACGAAAACCTTTGCCATACAACACGAAACACAATGCATCTAATAGTGTAGACTTACCTGCACCATTATCTCCAACAATTAATGTTGTCTGCGACCTGTCTAGGTCGAAACTAGTAAATGTGTTACCAGACGATAACAAGTTCTTGTATCGTATTTTGCTAAAATTAATCATAGATAATTATGTTCTTCAAGTGCTTCATTATACAACGAAGTCATCATTTCCAGAAGGGGTTTTTTCTGACCTTGTATTTCTAGACCGTCAACATACTTTTCTAGTATGGTAAGAGTATCTTCTACTCCTTCTATATCATTGTCGTCCATCAAGTCCATATGTTTATGGTCATCAACTACGACAACATGCAAAGGATTGGCTGCATGAAGTTTGTCGACCATTGAGTCGAACCAATATGGATTGTCTTTGTTTACTACTATTACTTTACAGAATTTACCCTTGTACTTAGAATAGTCTTTGTTATTGATTGTTTCAAATGTCTCTTTACTGTCATCGTAAAAGACTTTCTCGAACATCGTTAATGGATTATGTACTGGTAACATCTCTCTTGTATCTGTATCAAAGATATGAAAGTATTTGTTATCACCATAGTCTGACCATGTGAACTCCATTTGAGAACCAAGATACTTAATGTTCTTTACTTCCGACTTTTGATGAAAATGACCACTATAAACTTTATCGAATCGTTTTAGATATGTGTGGTCTAGACCATGTTGACATGTCATTCCAGGCATCATCAATGCACCTTCTATCTCGAAGTGACCCATACATGTATCTGCATTTGCACTCAATAGAAAATCTATACTGTCGGCATAGTTCTCGTTATTAATCCAAGGTACAAGTGCAAGATTAACTCCATCGTATTCTTTTACAATAGGATGATGTATCACATTGATATTATCACTTTCAAATAGTAGTAAGTCTGGTGCATTTACAGTATTTGTATTCTTGTAATATACATCATGATTACCCAATATCAAATCCATAGAGATGTTTCTCTCTAACATAGGTTTAATAAAGTGTTCTCTATTTGCTTCAAGTGTTACAAAGTTGACAAACTTTCGTCTATCGAAGTAATCACCCAAGTGTAAGATTTGTGTTATGTTGTGTTCGTCTAGGTATGGAAAGAATATCTCTTTGTAGAATCTTCCTTGATATTTGGACATTTCCAACATATCACCACGAACACCAGCATGTGTATCGTTAAGTATCGCTATTTTCATTCAGTAAATTTATCTAAACCTTTTTCTTTTTTGACTTTTTCTCGTTTTGATTTGCGTGGTTCATAAGCAACATGATTCATGTTATCTTGCATCCACTCTACATTGGTGTTGACCATACCTGTGGTATCGCCATCAATGGAATCCAGTGTTTCTTGTGTTATGTCTGATATGACTTGTTGTTTGATATAGACTTGTTTCTTTTCTTTCTGTATTCTTCTTAAGAAAGCATAGTAACAAATCTGAGTAATATATGCGAATGCATTATTAGATTTTTCTACATTAAAGTTTTTGATATATTGAATGCAATTTTCTATGCCATCACATATCATTTCGTCTCTGTAAGTGTAGTTTATGAAATTTGGTCTTGTAGATAGTCGAGTAGCAATCTTATAGATGCACTCTCCTATGTAATTAGACATTTGTGGAGGTGTTTTACCTTCTGCCTGGGCGAGCTTTACTTTCTCGTTAAACTCGGCGACTGCGGCTGTGAACTCTTTGTTATTAACATAGTGTTCTTGTTGTTTTGCGTTTTTTGCCATGATGTACTTATTATACTAGATTAGTTGTTGTAGGGATAGTGGTTTTTTAGGTTAATTAAATTAAAATTAATTTAAAAACCCCCTTGTGAGGATACAAATAGCATGATAAACTAATTATGTCGCCAGGGTCAGGATCCATATAAGGAGTAATCCATTACCTACTACAAACATAATTCCTAATAATATCGCAATTATTAGTATATTAAGTATACTTATCTCAAAGTCTTCGGATTTGCCTAACCCAAACATGAGTTTAAGCGTTTTTCTAAAATACGAGACTATTGACATAAAACATAAAGAGCATCATAAAAAATACTGTAACTTGAATCAATGCAGGAACTAGAACGAACAATTTCATTACATCGAATTCGCCTTTCATGAAGTAATCAGTGTTCATCCACTCATCAACTTCTTCAGGAGTTGCATCTTCTACTATATTTAGTGAGTTAAAATTGAGGTCTTCTTGTCTGTATTCGCAATATATAACATCTTTCGGTCTTTTCCATGAATCTAGTTTCACTTTGGTAGTAGTCCTATTATTGAAATACAGAACACGAACAGAAGTGTTGCCACCTCTGCTGTGTTTTGTAAGTTAGTTTTAGTCTTGTTAGACACTATACAATGCCTTTCGACATAAACATAATGAAAAACGGTAGTAAAACAGGAAGAGTCAATAGTGTCGTAAACTCAATTGCTTCTATGATGCTAGGTAGCACTTCTTTCAGGTCTTCGAATCGTCCCACCATGCTCTTCTGAATCAATCTGATTGCAGCTGACATGGTATCTCCAGTTTAAATATATAAATTATAATGATAAATGTATATAACTCAAAGTTATACGCACTTATTTAGTCATTTCAAAAGCCTAATGTAATTTCTTTTTGTCGATTATATAATCTTCATCGAAATCATCTTCGAATTCTAAATCTTCTAAGGCTCTGTCTAGTGTTGCATCATCTATGTGTTGGTATTTACTCATCATTTCATTTAGAGCACCTCTCATTCTATCTGCAATCTTTTCGTCTTGTTTAGTCATTAGAGGTATACTTTGGTTCTCAATCATCTCGAACCATTTGCTTGATGCATTATCATAAAATTCTATAAACTGAGGGTTCATTAAATTTCTATGAACGACTTGTGATTTTGGTAATTGAACTCTCTCGTCCGAACTCAATGGTGAGTAAGGGTAAAACACTGCATTTGTTCTTGGTGTTCCTGGTACAATAGATAACTGACATATCATAGGTAATGTTATCTCTAAGTAATCTCCACAGTCTTTAGTCATTCCGACTATTTCTGCTCCGTCTTTGAGTTTAATTACTTCGTATCTATTTGGTACTAAATCTATTGGTGATGTCATTTAAGGTCAAATTGTTTGAGTTCATATGAAAAACTTTCTTCGTTATATATATTTATCCGTTCTTTAAGGTGATTTAAAGTATGATTTTCACATTGTAGGTCATCTGCAATATCAAATAACCTCATCTCAGTTTTGCCTTCTGCCTTACGAAGACCACGACCAATTGATTGTAAATTTCTTATTCTAGATTTAGAGGGACTTGCAAATACAACATTATCTATTTTCTTAATGTTTACTCCTGTTGAAAAAGTTCCGTATGACGCCAGTATGACATTATCACTGGCCTTTTCTACGACTTCTCTTACATTCTCTCTGTCTTCTACATCTGTACCACCGTATACATAATGCAGTTTATCATCTAATCTTTCAAACATTTTCTTATGCAGTAGAACCCCATGTTTCTCTACAAACTGAAACAATACTAGAGTATTTCCTTTCAGTGAATATACTAGATTACATATGAATTCGTTCCTACTATCATTGCCGACTAAGTAATCCATCTCATCTTGATACGACATTTTTTTCTGTTTAGTATGACGGAGTATGACACAATCAATTTTTAAATTAGCAATTGTACCTTCTTCCATAAGTTGTGCCGAAGATACTACTTTCTTAACAGGACCAAATAGTCCTTCTAGTTGTAGTCTATGAACTTCTGTACCATCTAATGTTCCTGTAAGACCAACTCTAATTGCAGTGGTCTTCATCTTCTCTAATATACCTTTGAGTGTTTGTGCCTTGAATAGATGTGCCTCATCTCCTATTACTACATCAAACGATTGCATAACCTCTTTAGGTGCTTTAGCAAAACTCTGCCATGTAGTAACCGTAATGTCAGCAGGAAATACAGGTTGACCACTATAAATTTTACATACTTGTTTATCATATCCATACTCCTGAAAATCTTTTGTCATTTGTTCTACTAGTGATGTAGTAGGAACAATTATAATTGTTTTCATGTTATAGTATCTGGCTATCATATATATGATTAAAGACTTGCCAGATGCCGTAGGAGACAAAAGAAGTTGTCTACCATACTTGACTGTCTCTTTGAATGCTTCGAGTTGGTAATCTCTAGGAGCAAAGGGTAAGTTTAAGTCTTCTACATTCCAATCTTTGAGTTTATGTTTGTGTCCGATGACATCTTCTACGCCCTCGAAATCGAATCCTCTTTCTCTACAAAACTCGTCAATGTAGGGTAGTAGACCTATGTATATCTTCTGAGTTTTTAGAGAGAATAGTCTTACTTTACCATCCCACCATTTGTTTTTGTATGACGGCATGAACTTGGCGCCAGGTACAGTAAATGAAAAGAAATCGTATAAGTCTCTTGCAAGACCTTTGTCACAATTTACTTTTAGAAAACACTCGTCTACTTTAGAGACGGTGACTAGATTAGACATAGGGATGACCATGAAACCAACTAACTAGTGATATTCTAGTCCCTCTGGTAACTGGTGTTACTTGGTGATGTACAAAAGAAGGAAATACTATAAGACTTCCTCTTTCTTTTCCACTGAATGGAACAGTTTGAATATATTCATCAACACAAACAGACTGAAGACTTTGATTGTTTCTTAACATATCAAACATTCCTCTTGGTTCTAACCATTGAAACAATCCACCTTCATATTCGTCTGGATGTGATAATTGAATAGTAGAACTTAACTTTCTGTATTTGCCACCGTCTGATTGTGCTTCATCGCTTGAATCTGTATGCCATGTATAGAAATCTCCAGTTACTCGTGCATCTGGTCTATGTCTATATGTCGTGTATTGATGATGTTCTACATAGTCCCATTGATGTAACCAACCAGCATCAGCTGACGCCATGTTGATTCCTTTTTCTATTTTTTGTGCAATCTCAAGTGGAAACTCTTCATGTATTAACCATCTGACATCTGATTGTCTGATATTGTCATCAACCTGGCCGTGTTCTTGAAGTTCTTCAGCATCTACATCATTATTTTTTTGACCTATACCAGATACAACTTCTTCGTATCTTTCAGAAAAAGTTTGTATTGTATCACACTCATGTTGAGATAGATAACTAGGATATATCATTGCATATTTTCTTAAGTTCATTATTATTGTCCTGCCATGAATTTACGCCATTCTATTGTGTTCTTAATTGTTTGATGTCTCCATGTGATATTATCCATGCATCTCTTTACAAAGTCAACGGTGACTTGTAGATAGTCAATCTTCGCTTGTAATTCGACTAAATCTTTATCAGAATTGAAGAAATAATTAAAGTCTGTTTTCATTATTTTTAGACCATCAAATGGGTCTGTTTGCCAACCAAACTTTTTTATCATATCATCGTCAAGTTTGCCATTGAACCACATCCACTTATACTTAAGTAGTTCGTTGTAGTCTTGGTTGTATTTTTTTAACAGTAAGATTTTACTTGTTAATAGGTCTGAGTATTTTGCGTGTAGTTTGGGTACATGTAAAGATGCCGTATCAAGTTCGATATCGTCTATCTCACAATCCTTTTCCCATTCTGCTTTCAATTGTTCTAAGTTCATAATATACTATTATACTACAGTTTGTAGTAAATTACGAGGTGGTTTTTATCTCGTAATACGAAAATCTAAATGATACAGTGACTACTGCCGGTTCGGCATCTGCGCCTGATTCCAATTCGATTGACCCTAGCGATGTAGGGAATGCATCATGAAATCTTATGTATCTATTAGGTAAATTTTTATTTGTGTTTATAACTAGTGTTATATCTGAGTACTGATTTCTATCGTTATCAATAGATGCGAGAACATTTGTTCTAGTCACAGCAGTATCAGTGTATGTGCCATATAGTTTTGGGTCACTTAGAGGTACAATAGAGTCTATCCAGTTGTACATCTCAACAAAGTTTTCTAAGTCTTCGTCTACTAAGAATGATACTTCTAATGTATCAAATGATGCCTTATCGCCTGGAAAGAATGCATCTAGACCAACACCTGCTGACTGAACAGTTTCACCAAATTGAACACCTGGTATGTTTACTGTTCTGACATAATACTCTACAGTAGGAACTTTATCTATCAGAAGTCTAAAGTTGTTTCTGTTTAGTATTGACTTGTTTATATCTGTTTTTATACCCATAATACTATTTATGTATTTTCTTCATTCTCACATTGAGTACATATCGAACACCTTCGGTGACTTCTGTAACTCCGTGTCTTTCTCCGTATTGATAAATCAAGGCATCGCCTTGTTCTATACGATATTCTTTATCTGCAACCGTAGGAATACCACCTTTAAACTCATTTGTGGGATTCAATTGAATGATAAGACTATGGTCTGTTTCATCGCCATATTTTGCGACATCTTCATGAGGTTGCACATAACAACCTGGCGTGTACTTTAATACTCTAAACAGAACTGGTTCGTAATCTAGAGCAAATGATTTCTCATTTTCTAACAATGTAGACCAAACAAATTGCATTTCTTCTATAGTATAACTACTCAAAAGAAAATGACCTATAGAACTTGCATGATGTCTATCGTCATCAAAATAATTATTATCTGAGTTACGATAAACAGCATATATTCTATGTGTCAAATCAGGTGATACTGACTCGGTGTACAATTCCATAATATTGTCTACAAAAAAGGGGACCGAAGTCCCCTAAAGTTTTACTTCTCGTTTACAAATTCGTTTAATAATCTTGCAGTTGAAATAACATCTTCCGTGGAAACGAATTGGTCACCTAATGGTTTCTTATCGTTTGGAAAATTATCGTTATGTTGAACGATAGCATCATTCATTCTATAGATGTTTCCAGTGAGTATACTCTCACTTTGTTGAAGTAAATCGGCTCTGATTTCAAAGCCACTTTTAGGTTGTGTATTGTTCATACTTTCTCCGTGTGTGTGTTGTACTTTATTGTACAGTAGTATTTAGTACGCTAAAAAAAAGGGACTCTGAAAGTCCCTTTTTAATTCGAATAAATTCGAAACTACTAAGTTTACAGGATGTTTGAAACTGCAATCTTTCTGTAGTATTGGTTTGTTCCAGCGGAAGCAAGGCCACTTGATGGTGTAGCACCAACGAATGGGTTAGATACCATTCCGTATCTTGTTTTGAAACCAATTTTCGGTTGGAATGTGTTCTCGCCAACTGCACGAACCATTTGTAATGGAACATACGGACAATAGAACATACCAGCGTCATATGGGTTTGAACCTCTATAACCAACTGTCATGTAATCAGACCCAGCATATGGATCGATATACACTTTAACTCTTCCGTTAAGAACACCAGCAAATGTATTGCCTGTGTCATCAACATTCAAAGAAGTTGAAAGTGCTGGAGCGTAATCTAATACGCCTGCCATTGAAAGAGCAGATGCAACATCAGAACTACATAGAATAAAGTTACCTTTACCTCTACGAGTTTCTTTTGCGATTACATTTGATTCTCTTTCGATTTGGAATAACAAACCTTTGAACTTCTCAACTGACCATCTTCCGTTAGCGTCAACATCTAAGTTGAATGTACCAGCAGATGCAGTGCCTGTAGCACCAGTTTTTGCTTGTACATTTACACTTCTTACTACTTCTCTGTTAATTTCAGCAAGTATTTCTGAAGATAAGATGTTTGCTAACTCAGACTCAGCGTCAAGACCGTGGATAGCTTTTAAGTCTTGTGCAAGTTCGAGTGTGTATTCGGCTTTTAATGCTCTTGATACAGCAGTTACAGTAGATTTTTCAATTGTAAAACTCATTTCTGCGAAATGGTTAGTACTTGAATCACCTAATGCTTCTGAAGTAGCTGTGCTCATACCAGTTGTAGTTGCGTTAGCGTACGCACTTGAACTAGCAAATGGATCACCTTCTCTAGCAGTATATAAAGGACCAGCTTGTTTTGCTTTGACGCTTGAAGAATCTTGTACTTCGTTTACGCCCATAGCTTCAGTCTGATTCAGTCTTGTGCTGTTTGTTGGGTAATCTTGATATCTTGCTTTCATAG